ACATTGCCTGCGGAGCTAGGCATCAATGTCTGTTGTGTCACCGCATACCATCCCGAAAACGTAACAGTTGGGATAGTAAGAGCTGCCTGTGTGTCACACGACAGGTCCAACTCTACATGTGGCAGGGAAGTTCTCTGCGGTAGTGTTGCGACTTTTGATGCAGCATAGGAACTTATATTAACAGAGGGACCACCAGTAGGGAGCCAAGCAAGAATATATCTACCTTGCTGGAACCTATTTGCATTAACCTGTAGCACATAGGTTATATCCCCTCTGATGACCATGTTCCCGGAAATCTTATTGAACCAGTAAGCATATCCAAAAAGACTCTCGGGAACTCGGACATTATATAGGAACGAAGTTACGGTATCCGTTGTTTGAAAGCTCCCAGACGAAACCAAAATTGGTTTTCTCAAGAAATCTCTCACTTCTTGACTAACACCTGTCTTAGGAGCTTGGAGTATAGAGCTACTTAAGGTCAAAGCCCTAGACATCTCTCCGCTAACTCCCTCAGCATCAACAGCAGCTGAGGTTGTGTTGCCAGAAACAAACGGATCAGTTCCCATATCTCTGTTCATCTCAAAGTTCCCTTTCTGCATTCCATCACTCTCAGCTTCTCGATCAGAGTGATCATTATTCTCAATAGTAGTCTTCATTGCAGCAGTGCTTCTTCCTTCATAGGCTCGCACCCAAGCTCTATGATAGTCTAGGTTCCTGGAATTTAGTGGGGCTGCCACCGAGGCTTCCTGGCAGTAACCCTGAATAGGGCACCCCTTCAGACCATTAAGCATACGCGGAAAGTTTCCACCTAGATATTCATCTTTTCCACGTTGTAACCAGAATGGTCCATTGTGGGAAATCAACTGTTTAACACGCAGTTGACCTTCCCTGATCTGAGGGACCCATCGTTCCGGTCTCCAATCAGATCCCCTACTTAATACTTCCTTTCTCAACGAGAAGTAATCAGCAGGAGGGATGGGGGCAAGAATGGGCGTTACATTAACCGCCGTTCTAATTGCCCTCTCCCATTTGTCAAAAACTGGACGAGGATGGAGGGACAACTCCTCAATCGCATTTTTGACATTTACTCCCGTATCGTAAGGAACACAACCAGTGTTCTTTATCCAATACGGCATCTCAAGGATGGTCTCTAAATCCAAGGGGCCTATATATCGCGAAACTTGATTATCCCACACAAAGTTCCGCTTGAGGAATGTCACATCTTCCAACCTCCTCAACTTATCACTAAAGCCCCTTCCATCCTTGGATTCAGGTTGGTAGACCATGCCCAGTGAAGCCATCGCTTTCTGGACGGCAAGTTCATTGAACTTGCTAGTGTACGCATCAGAGACAGAGTACACATGATCATCACCAACTACGATTAACCTTACATTATCAT